GCCTCTATCGGATCGGCAGAGGCAATCATGAGTCTTTCGTTGGTATGTAGACCTCCAACATCGACGGCCCCCGATCCGTAAGTTGACCATGTTTGATTTTCGCTGTCTTCAACCTGGCATTCAACAGCAGCTACCGGGATACCGTCCCACACATTTACAATGTCCTGAAACTCGGTCTGGAAAGTAACCGATTTAAGCCTTACCGTGGCACTGAGCTGGACGGAAAATCTTAACTGATACCAGAACCCGCAGGATCCGTACTGATATTTTGGAATAATATCTGACTGTGCGTCAAAGGTGATATAGCCGTCTTGGGCCAGGGTTGCACCGCCAGAAGCAGTTCCATCAGAAACATTTGTCGCCTGTCCCCATGCCCCATTCCAGTATCCTATGGATAGATCACTCACCACGGCGTTTGCCGTGTCCACATCAACATAAAACCCGATCACAGGGACAGGGGTACGGATAAAAACACAATTATAATTCGTGTATGTGTCGATGGCGTCAAGGATGGCAACATCAGACCTGGCATTGGATATTTCTGTCGAGTAATCCTCGCCCTTGGTCGGGATGGTTTCAAGACTTCCCACCCCTTTATAAACGATAAATTTTTCAATAAAACTTGAATTGCCGCAAAAAATCTGGTGCTGATCTACCCCGTTGGACATTAAAAGCTTGTCCGCCACGGTGGACCATGATGCAGGGATCTGATCAATGCTACCGTCAAAAACTTCACTGCCGAAAACTCCGGTAGTTACGGTCGGCGGATCGTTGGTGGCTTCAAGAATATCCCCATCGGACATCTGAGCAAAAAGATGCTTTTCGTCCACCCGGGATTTACGGTATTGAAATAAAGACAAGACCTCATTTGATCCGTCTGCTGTGGTATGGAGTTTTCTTTGGCCCGGTCTGGTAACAAAATCAGGGTGTTTGCCGCGAATATTCTGAACCATGGAATAAGCGCCGAACGGTAGTTGCGCGGCTGGCCGAACGGTAATTGCACCCCCCCGAAACGGTTGGCCTTTGATTTGTGTAAGTGGAATTAGCATAAATACCTCACGAAGTTGCTATGATTCCATAAGAAGCGCTTCCAATCTGGTATTCGGAAAACAAGTCGTGCATATCCACATCCTCGCTCGATCCTGCAAACGCCCGGAGGGTTTCAACCAGATCTTCGTTGAACATTTCTTTTTCATCTTTGGTAACTCTGTTTTTGGCTAAAGGACTTGACGCCCTGAGCAACATTGACGCCCTGGGAGCAATCAGGTGATGAAACGGTTCAGGCAAATCGGGAACCAGACCAAAATAATCGTCCTTGGCCGCTGTTTCGCTGATGGTTGCCACCCTCGCGGTTGAATAATCGTCAATGGTGTCCACCCAATCCTTAGTTATATTTTCGATTGTCATGTCGTTGTAATAATCAGCAACCTTAGAGGCAGTATCGGGAAAGGTGATAGATGCGGATCCGCCGCCAGCAGCTTTACCGGAAAAGATTTTCCTGGGTTTCCAACGGTAATATAAGGTATAGGTCTTGGTAGAACCGGATTTTTCCAAAACAAGCGTGTTGCCCTTCCGATAATACAATAAATCAGATATGCCGTTTAAAGTAATATCTTTTGTGCCTATCGGATGAACTTGAACCCCGTTTTCATTTTTAAACCATTCCAGTTCTCCAAAATCAGCCGGAAGGGTAAAAACAGAATTAACCGCAGTTAAATCAACCTCTTTTCTGAAATGATGTGGCTTTCGTTTGAATAGCAGGTTGTACAGATAAATTTGAGCTATATTAATTTTCTGGGTAATCAGCTCGTTTGAAAAGGCTGGATCACCAGAGCCCTGAACATATGACTCGCTATATTCGTTTATATCACGCCGAATATCGGCAATAATATCGTAACAGTTATAATATGTCCCCATAAACCCCTCATCATTCCGGCACAGATTCGGGGAACGGCTCACCGAATAACTTTTCGTGCCGTTCGTTAATTTCAGTTTTTATTTCATCGGGATACGTTTGAATTGCATCCCAATTTTTCTTAACCCAGATTTTAAAATGTGATTTGTTTAGCGTTCGGAATTTAATCGCTTCATCATCAACATCAGGACCCTTTTTGTCCTCTCCAGCTGATTTCATCATATCGATAAATTGTTTCATCTGGCTACTCAGCTCTGTAACCTGCTCCTGAAGATCAAAAACTTGCTTTTTCTGCTCTTTGATGAGCCCGTCCTTCTTTTTCAGTTCGTTTGTCAAAGCCCCAATCTTTTCCTGCCCTTCGTCTGGATCTGTATAGGGTTCAACGAGCTTAATACCCACCTCGTCGGCATACTCCTTAAGATGTTTTGCCGGGTGTAAGTATCCAATTTTATTATCCTTGTTGCTTATGTTGAGCTGGTTGAACTCAACCACCTGTTTTCTTTTAAAATCTAAGTTGCGCTTTACCCCGGAAGCGGCTTTTTCTTTCTTTATCTTACCATCCTGCCGATCATCTCCATACTCAAGGGTTGTAAGACCCCTCGGAGCCAAAACGTTAAGAACGTGCCTTGCCCTCTTATCGTCCACCTTTAATACGTGACCGTCTTCTGGATACGGCTTTAAAATCACATCAACGCCCTGGTGTTGCGTTCTTAGTTCTTCATTGGTCGGGTTAAATAATACAGTAGCCATAATTTCTCCTTTCCCTTAAAGTAATGTTCTGTGTCAGAGCATTAAATAAAGGTGTATAATGTTGTATAAGGTTGGGCGAACAAGCGACCGCAACGCAGTTCTTTATCCGCCCAACCCGCCAAAGGAGGCAAAATGCCTCACGCGAGACCCTTAACGGTAGTGCCTTTTGGTTTAGGCTCTATTCGCCTGAAAGCGGAGTTGCCCTTGCCTGCCCCGGCCAAGCGTCCGATAGCCCTCGCCAATTGAATCTTATCGTCTTTGGTTGCACCCCGGATATTTTCTCTGGCGTCTTTGCGCTTTTTTTCCCTTACCTTCTCCATGTAAAGAGCAGACTTTTGAATTTTGGTCTTCATGTCTTCATTGTTCAGATCCCCGGACTTGAGAAATTCCAAATCTCTCTTATCCGGCTGTCTGAATTCGCCGTTATCACCCTTAACCATGAAAATAGGAACGCGCCCACCATAAGGTCTTTTGTAGTTCACCACAAAATGACCGTGGCCCGGTACATACTCACAACCCAAGCGCCTGTCCAAAGTCTTCAAATCTTTTACAAAAACTCTGTCTGGTTGATACATTTCAGTTCCATTTGATTTTATCGTAGTTATCCCTGTAGGAATCGCTTACCCTGCCATGCTTCCAGTCGTCGGCATCGCAGGCATCAGAATTCCACTTCTCCCATATTTTGGGATTAAACTGCATATCCTTACCCTGGCCGACAACCAAGGGATCATTACTTTTTGTTTGATTTTCCACTGCCGGCCTTGTTTTCTTTTCTGATTTTTTTAAGTTCTTCGCAGACCGTACAGGGTTCGCCTACAATGTGCTTCGCATTGCATTCTTTACAAAATGTCGTTTCCATTCATCATCCTCCTTCTTTTTTTATTCTCGGGGGTTATACGTTTGTATAACCCCGTTTGTTTAAGCTGCATCTGAGATTTCAGTTACTAAGCCACCAGCCGCATTAGCAACCGGCATAGTCCCAACAATAGTAGCATTTTCAGCATCCTGCCACGCATCACAACCGTTCAGGCTGCAATTATCCAGCACGATCTGTCTGTCTCCGATGGAGTTGGATGCACTCTCGTAAAAAGCCTGGTTCATCTTGGTTCCGGTGGTATAGTTGTTAAAGTCACAGTTTCTGAATGTCCAGCCCCTACCAAGTTTGTTAGCCCCCACGACAGAGACGAACGCACAGGTAGCCGTCTCGGACCGGCTCAATATCTGGCAATCTCTGAAAATTCCGCCGTTGGTCTGACCGTCCTTGAACAAAATGACGCCAGCATTGGCACCGGTTCGAATGCTCCACACATCCTGACCGATAATGCAGTGGTCAAAGATGGGATACATACCGTCAAATTCGATCTGCAGCGAGCAGGCCAAGGCCGCAGCCGACTGAGTGGCCGCCATGGTTCCGGCAATATGACAGTCTTTAAAAACACAGCCATACTTATCCAGTTTAACGGCAGCCACGTTGTCAGCATCAGCCCCTGCGTTATTGTAGATCATACCGTTAAATATGCACCCCTGACCGGTAATGTTAAGAACCTCTGCTACATTTGCAGTAGTGGTATACATGGCACAACCGTATTCGGAATAATCGCCACCGACATTCGGTCCGGCCATACCGAGCATATGAGTAAATGCCTTATCCCATGCCAGCGAAGCGGTCTGAACATAAGCCCCGGGAGCCACCAGCATAACATCGTTTCGGTAGGCCACCATAGAAGCTTCGGCGGCGGTAGGTGTGGCAAAAATACTGCCATTTTTAACACCCATTGACTCTAACTGTGTTTTAAACTGTGAAGTCGCACTTGCAGTCGGTGCAACATAGAATATCTCACCAACGCCGGGCCCTAAACCGGTCTGAGACATAATCCACTGGATCAAGCTTGAGTCTAAATTTCGTTTTTTAATCATTTGTCATTCTCCTTATAGTTTGCCCCTCTTAAGAGGATACTGAGAAAACCCCCTGGTTTTCCAGGGGGAGTCTGTTTTAGGTGTAAAGATTAGGTTCTATAAGGTCGGTCAGCAGGGTTAAGCAATTTCTCTGCTCACACCCAAGCTGAGTATAAATCCTCATGAACCTGTCATACTCATCGTAACCCGATCTCTGTTTCAAGCCGGAGTCGATATTCCCAAAGCCAAGTGGGGCCATTTCGTATTTCTTGATGATTCCTTTAGGCTCAAAGAATATTTTGTTTGGCGGTAGTGCCGGATCAATAATCATTTTCACGGAACCGTCGCCACCCTGAAACGAAAGCGTTTCATACCCGCCCTCAAGTTTGGTCGGTGCAAAACGGACATCAGGAATGAGCAGGTTGGCGTATTTTCTCCGCTGGCCGAGACCCATTCGAATAATGTTAACTTTTTCGCCGGACTTGGTTCGGGTAAGGTCAAGACATTGGAGCATCAAGTTAAGAGTCAGCTCTCTATTGACGCTGGAATTTGAAAGAACGTTCGCCTGCCAATCCGGGTAATCTCCGGTATCGATATTCTCAAACGACGCAAGCAGAGTGTCGTTATCGTAGATACCTTCAAGTCCCATCATTTCCCTTGCAGTTGATGCAGTGGTCCATGAAGCAGCCCTTGCGCCGATACGGGTCATTACCGCATCTGCGGCAATGGTTGCCGCGCTTTGGTTGCCCTGATAGGCAGATCCAAGCGGATGGCTGGCGTTATAAGTACCGTCGTTCTGTTCAAAGGTGATGATGTTAGTCACCGGGTCTATGCTGGAAATGCGCGAACCGGCTGAAGTTACGTCCACAGTACCCGACTCGCAAAAGTCAACAATCATACCGGCAATACACCTGGATACGCCAAGATCGTTGTCAAAAGTGCCTGTCCATGTGGCATCGGTGGCAAGCGTGTCTGACGTGGCGGAAAGAGTCGCCAGCTTCCCATGACTGTCACCACAGGCTTGCCGGTTAAGATCAACAACAATACTCTTGTAAATATCGTCAATCTTGTCTGACAGGTTGTCCACGAACGCCGCTACATTACCTTTCGCTGCATGAATTGAAGGCCCGGTTAAACGGATCGAACCATACACATAGGCAGGTTTGATCTTGCCCTTGTCGAACTTGGGCACGACAGGATCGGGCAGCCTTCCGCTTTCAAGCGCACCACCCACGCCCTGCCCCCTTGCATACCTGATACTAAACTCATAACCCAAACCTTTGGGGTTGCGGTCAGACTTGGGAAACAGGTTGTAAGTGGTGGTTTCGTCGGCGAACTGGTTGTGAATCATATCGCCGTAGACGTACTTTAAAGTATCGTCAATTGCTGTTAAGTCTACATAATCAATAGCCATAATATTATCCCTCCAAGGCTATTTATTTAGAGAGCGATTAAACCTTTCTAAAGCCATAGCCTTCACGTTTTTTCTGGTTATTTTTTTGGGTTCTTCAGAGGGAGTTTCGGTAGAGGTCGTTATTTTGGGAACGCTTTCCTTGCCTTTCAGGTAACGCTTGATAACTCGCTGATTATGTTCTTTCAGCTTTTTAACAGAAGCCTTGGCAATTCTTTTAATTCCAGCTTTATCAGCCAGATCCACTTCGTTAATTTCATTATTAACGCCCAAAAACTCGCTCAAAAAGGCGTGGTCTTCTGCCGGGAGATCCTTGGTGGCTTTAACAACAGAAGTAACAGTCTTATTGAACGACTGTAATAGACGTGTATTTTCCTCCTCTTCGTCCCTGTTTGCCTTTTGCGCTTCCAGTTGCTTTTTAAGTTCTCTGTTTTCCTTGTTTTTCCGCGCAATGGTTTCTTCCGGCGTTTCGTCCTCTTGCCTTTTCCGTTCTTCCTCCTTTTCCCATTGTTTTTGATAACGATCCAAGGTAGCTGCTTTTTTCTTCAGCTCCTCGATATCGCTATCGCCTACCCTGTTGTTGAGGTCGGACAGGTTTTTTAAAAACCCCTTCAAGTCCTCTGGAGAGTCGAGTCCGTACTCATCCAAAACACTCTGGATTGCCTGATCCGGTTTTTTATCCTCATCCGATGGTGCGCCTTTTTCGTCGGCCTTTTTATCGGCCACCTCATCAGCATTCTCGCCAGCTTTGTCACCGTCAGGTGGTGTGGTTTCCTCAATTACCTCTGTGGTATCGTCTTTGATTTCATTCATGGTTTTTCTCCTTTTTTTTGTCATGCCGCATAGTCAACTTGTGAATATGTGGAATAACCGGTTTGTGAATAAAAAAAGGCCAAGGCAAACTCGTTTTGAGTTCACTCTTGGCCTTTGAAAGACTCTGTATTGTTTAGACGCTTGAAGCGTTCTTATTTTTTTTTAGAATCCTGGCCGCTCTACACAGCCAGGACACTATTAAAAAACCCTGATGGGCATATTGTTGCTTTATTTAAACGTTATAACCTTCCAGACCTCACCGCCCGACCTTTCGGCTCATAATCAGCCACGGCCATTTTAAATTTATTCAGATGCTTACAATTTTTGCACTTAATTTCTATGTTTATGCGGCCCCCTGCGCTGAACAGCCAGGCTCCGCATTTTTTACACCTTATTTTCTCCATACCTGAATTTTGTAATTTTGTCAATAGGTTTGTATCCTTTTATTAAAGTATTGCTTTATGCCGCTTTGTTTTTTCCTTCCATAGCCTCCTGCCTCTGCATTTCTTCGGCAATCTTTTGCTGCATTAGCGTATGGTGGATATCGGTATGAGCAATTAATATATCCTGAGCGTCCGGGTCCATATCCTTAAACCCTTCGCTCAGAATTTCCTCTCGATGGGTGTTGTAATGAATAAAATGGTTATCATATTTAAATTTGGGGTCTTCGCTCAATACAATCGGTTCCAAGGGTTGTTCGCGAGTGCTTTTGGGATTGTTCATCTGATAGAATATGCCGGGAATATAAGGTATTTCCAATATGCCGTTTGGTGTTTCCACTTCGGTTTCTCTATAAGCCCCGCTTTCTGCAGCATGAGAAATCATCGAGTTTTCGCCCTGTGCCCTGAGCACATCTGTGTTCTTATGGTCCGCAAACCCTGAAAGTCCCATCCTTCGCATCAGTTCTTCCCGAAATTCCGGTTCAAGATCGGACTGAGCTGAGAATAGTCCCGCTTCTATTAACTTGAGAAACATCTGTACCTGGCCGGTCTTAGTAGATGATATACCGGAGCTTAACTCAAGCCTGACATCTGTGTTGTCCCTTAAGTCGGCGCCAGTGAATGAGCGTATTAGAATCTGTTTACCCTTGCCCGATATTTTGATCATTCGCTCTTCGGTGTAAACGTTCTTAGCAAGGATGAGCTGTTTTCTTTTTACCCTTTTGAGCGACCTGTAAAACCGCTTCACATCGGGCTCATGTCCCTGTGAAGCAGCCTCTCTGAGTGTATCCACCATCACGCCTGAAGCCTGTGCGCTGGGTGCTTGGCCTCTCATAACGTTTTTGGGATCTCCTGCGGCCTCCTGGGCCACTTGCCGATGGATATTTCTTTCGTCCAAGATTTGGTTCGGTAACTGAAGACCCTGCCTGAATTCCGGTTTCATACCACCCATCAACATAGCGTCATATTTAAGAACAAGAAGCTGTTCTCCGTATTTGGTCATCCTTTTGAATTCGGGCTCTGCGCCGGTAAGAACCATATTCCTTCCCAGCGATTTCCGGTTAATCTCAAGCGCCTGGTCGATCTGGTTAATAGTGTTCTGGGGGCTGATCAAGTCATTAATCCCAGCATCGGACCAGAACCGTCCCGGAACATGGTAATAATGAAAATCAGTAATGGAATATTCCCACTTCCCCTCTTCGTCCACAGGGATCGGCATTCTATCGTGTGCAAAGCAAACCTGACCGCAGCAGGTGGCCACAAACCGACCGTTTTGATACTGAGCGTCAGGTTTATATTCGATCTCCTTGAATATCACCATGTCATCGTTTTCGAGGTCGGAAAGAGTCTCAAGTCCATTCCCTTTCCATGGTGACACATTTGCCATGATTTTCATCAGCCTTTTCTGATAGTTGGTGGCCTGTTCTTTCTCATCCGTACTTAAAGATACCTTGAAAGTATCCTCGACCCACTCTCGCGGCTTCGCTGATTGAATGCCAATGGCGCGTTTCTTATTAAGCCGATCACCCATTAAATCAACAAAAACGTTAAACATCGGTATATTTTCGGCAACCACTTCGCCGGTTCGAGTTAAATCGCCTTTTGCATCCAAAAACCACTCTCCCCGGTCCAGTTCGGGAAATACCCGCATAAAACCGTTCCCAGCCATAACAACCCACATAGCCACCTTTTCTTTTTCGTCCAGGAATTCCTCGTCGTTGGCGTTTTCCATGTCTTCTAAAAGAAGCTCTCCCAGCTTGGCCGCTTCAGCATCCTCTGAATCTTCACTGTTCGGCCATATTGACACGGAAAAGTCTTTATTTAAGATAAGAGACTTCATTGACCGCACATAATCTCGGATAATATTCGATACCGGCGTAGGTTCAGGATTCTTGCGGGTAACAATAGATACGAATTTCTGAGCATTTGGTAGCCATTTCATCCATTGCTCGCCCATGTAATAAAGAATGTTCCGGAAAACGATTCTGTGCAACATCTGGATAGAAATGTCCTGGTCAATGTTGAAAAAATCATTAACTGATTTGATCACATAGTCGTTTGCGAGCTTGTCTGTTTTATCTTTTTTCATATTGTCCTTTTATTCGGCTTCCAACCATGCTTTACCCCTCTCAAAAGCCTAACTTGAGCCAAAGCTTTTCTCAAGGTAGTTCCTTTAGCTTTGATTCCGTGGGGGCTGCTTACCTGGTATTTTTTACCCTTCTTTTTTAGCTTGTATGGCATCTTTCAACCCATTATCCCAATCGTCACAAATTCCATAAGATTGAACATCTCTACCCGGAGACCATTTGCTTAATGAAGCACCCAAATAACCGTCTACTTTCACGTCCTTTTTACAGATATACCTTTCAATACCTTTATGGTAAGAAGATACAGTATATAGGTTTATACAATTATGACAGCCGTTTTGAAGTCTGTAATTTTCCATCAATTTACCGGAATCCCCTCTTCCTCAAGATCGTCATCCTCTTCATCTTTCTTAGAGCCTATCTTACCAAGAAATTCATGCTTTTTACTTACAGTCGCCATCCTGACCCTGTTCATGGTGTAATCATCATGGGATCTTGACATTAACCGGTCAAGCAGGTCGTTCTCTCTTTTTGAGGCTTTCCACCGGTCAACGTGGTGTATGATAAGCAAGTAGCCGATAATAGCACAAAGTATAAGAATCTCTATTTCCATTACTTTTTTCTCCCTGTGCCTTTACCTCTACCTCCACCCTTTCCGTGTCCGGGACCGCCTTTTTTACAACCACCGGTGTTTCTTCCAAGCCCTCTGCCCGGGCCTCTTGAAGTTGTTGATTTCTTTGCCATTATAAAACCTCCTTGATCGTTTTAACCTCAAATATCTGAGGAAGTTCGTTAATTTTTTTAATTTGTATAACTGTTTTTTCGGGGATCCCCTTAAAGATTTTTATTTCGGTCAGATCTTCCCCGCATTGCTCAATTACTCTATAATTTTTTACCTCTTTAATTATCATTTTAGCTTTTTTAGCTCCTTTAGCTTTACCATTCTTCCTCTTCCAGCTCTTCCTTTAGCTTATCCAGTTCATCCCATGCAGCCTGAGCGACAGCTCCAATCTTTTCCCTTTTGGCTGCGGTCTGTTTGGCTGACTCAGTCTTCTGAACTTCTGACGGAACCAGGCTTAAAGGCCTGGCCATGCAAATATGACACGCTTCGTCATAAATATGATCCTCTTGTTGGGTATCGATATCTTCCGGATTATCATCATCCATACATAAAGCAGGTATTGTCCTGATGAATTGCTTACAGGTGTCGTAAATCATCATCATTGGCATGGTATCTTTTGGGATAACGAGTCTTTCCCTGAACTGTCTGATCTTAAGCGTTCTTTTCTCATCCGCTGGCCTTAATATTAATCCAGCACCCCTAAAAACTTCCGCAGTACTCGGCCCCTGCCCTCCGCCCCTATAGTCCGGTTTTTTATTGAAACAATCTGTCCCGGCAATCCGAATAATTTGCCTGTTCTCAATCCCCAGGTTTTTTTCTCGTTCAATAATCTTTTGAGCTATAATAGAATCCTCAATTCTTATCCCCTCGTTTGGCGTTCCGTTCCATCCGTACCATTCTGCAAACCGATAAGCCCTGTTGTCCGCATCTATCCACCACCATCCAACCGAAAAAGGCGCTCCAAAACCCCAATCAAATGTCATATAAATGGGAGCATAATCAGGTATTGGCGCCGGGGGAATGATATGATAGTCTCTGGTAAGATTAAAAGCCTGACCTATAAACACGTCCCAATCTCCTTTAATCCATGCTTTTTTGAGCGCCGGATCTTTAATCGATAACAGTCGAGCCACATAAAGCGGATCGTTTTCGCATAAAATTTTATTATCGTGTAAAAAAGAGGGAATAAATATCCGAGATTCTTTAAACCCGCCTTCCAGCTCGTGATACATAATTGTTTTAGGTTCTACGCCTGCCGAACCGAGCTGAAAATACTCTTTGACTTCGTTGTGACCGGGGCCGCCGGGATTACCTGTACCGAACATATGACACGGCACGGCATGCGGTGATCTGCAGGACCCTTTTAGCTTGTCCACCATCTTGGTAAAAAACGGAAATGTCGTACACTCATCAATACCTATTTCCGTATATTGCTGGCCTACATGATCGTTCACCTTTTCGAGTCGGTCAATGGCAGTCATTACAGACTGAGCGCCGTTCTTAAAACGTAAATAATTTGTCTGCTGATCCCCTCCAACTCGTTCGGCAGGCAAACCACTGGAAATTAAAGAATCAACCCTTCTTCGCATTTCAGCGAATTCTTTATACTTTCGCCTTACCATCAGACCGTTCCAGTGCTCTTTATAGAGCTCAGAGCCTCTAATCTGTCTCCCGAGCAAACAGTCAGACTTACCTCCACCCCTGGAACCGCCAAAAAAAGTAAAATCAACCGGACAGGTTGCCGCTTCTACCTGTGGCCCGGGTTGTGGCATCCAGAAAGCCATAAGGCTAATCCCCAGGATTGCTATCTTTAGTGCGTTTTGAATCATTTACCTGCTTTTCCCATTCTGCGATTGTTAAGGGACCTGACGGATATAAGGTTAAACCACCTTCTCCCTCACCCGGGGGTTTTGGTGGCTCATCATCTAAATTGTACGATTGCCTTTCCAGTGGAATTAAACGACTGACTGCTAAAGAAACGGAATTGAATAGTGTTGATTTTTGCGCTGGGGGTATTTTAATATAAATTTTCTTTCCTTTATCTGTGACCTTGCCTACAATTTTATCTTTTTTTAATTCATCTATAAAACGCACAGCCGTTTCCCTGCACCGTTTAATGAGGTTTCGGTGGCTTGTAATTATTCTAACACCCTCTTCCGCAGCTTCTTCAATGGCTTCTTTTTCGAACTTTTCTTGCTCTTCCTTGGTGTTCACTATTTTAGTGTTCACTTTTGGTTTTTTGTTCACTAATTTGGCTCGTACACTCTGCCGAACCCTTTTAGACAAATCTCTTTCTATCTTCTGCTCTTCTTTTATTTTGCAAACATACGCCGGTGAACACGCATGTTTTCGAGCAACTTCTCTTAAAGTCAACATTCCTGCAGCAATGTCTTTTGCAATGCCTTCAATGTCAAACCGAGACTTTTTTTTATTCTTGCCTTTCTTTTTCATTTCTTTAAACACCCGCTTCTGTTAAAAACTGTATGAATGGCAACATTCTGTATTTGTACTTTCTGGCTTCTTTAATGCTGCCGGTTGAATGCTTTGCCATGATCTGCTCGTAATATTCGGGGTAAAGAGTTTTAACTGTTTTCATAGATATTTGTTTAACTCTTGTGTTTGTAATGCCGTATATTGAAGCAACCTGATTAAGCGTCCATCCTCGCAATACAGCAGATAGTATTACTCTGTTTCTTCTTGAACAAAAGTAGGGTTCTTTTCCCATTTATCTATAACCGACATTATCACATTAATGATTTTTATAACGTAAACGAACATGAGAATTAAAACTGCAACGATTGCAGCCGCTATGATAAAGATTGCGTTTTCTGCTGTAATCGCTGTTTGCATTTTTCTTCCAGCCATCTGTACTGCCGCCAGGGTAGCTTTAGCTCTCTCGCTGCATGCTTTCTCTCCGACCTTGGCTTCCTGAGCATTGCCAAAACCCTGATAATGAGAGGCGACATTTCGGGTTTGCTGGGAACCTTTATGTTGGTCTGCTTATCCCCACCATTCTGAATGTTATTCTTTTCACTTTGGGTATGATTCTCTGCAGCTTCCATATAATTTCCCTCATCCTCCATTTTAAATAACGCTTTATCTTTATCCTTGCCGGTGCAGCCTCGTACTCGTCCTGCCACCATTTTGGCATTTGGGACCATAGCGGAATAACCTGAACGGACCGAATATCAACATGATTTGTTAAATTATCGTTTTTTTTACCGATTTCGCTCTTTTTAGACTCGCTCAGATGCTCCATATTGCGTTATCTCATCATGGTGAATGGTTTAATAAACGTGTTTTTTAGCTATTTCCCGGTATATTTACGCTTTGCGTATGAGAACGCAGCTAAAGCAAAAACAACGGTAACAAATAAAATAATAAAACCTTCCACCTTAATCTTTCCCCTCGGCTATGCGTTTCATCTGCTTTTTCTTTCTTCGCTGATTTCTGACAGCTTTGTGGCCCAACTTTTTGCCGTATCGTGATTGCCTCTGAAGCTTTTTAGCTTCCCTGAGCTTCATGCGCTTTTTAGCTGTTTTTTCGTCCCGGTCCAGACCTAACTTTCTAGCCCAATAGTCAACTGCTGTTTCGACTACTCTCATCTTCCATTACCTCTCCGGTTCCGTTACACTCAGGACATGGCTCAAAAGGAAATTTCTTGCCCTTTTCCCAATCCGGCATGTCTGATGGATATTTCCTGAGTATATTCTTTTTACCTTTGCAAATCGGACAAGTTTTTTTTTAGGGATATTCATGCGGCCCTTCTCCGATCATAATTCTTGCCGTACATCTGAACGGTTTTACATTCCGGATCCAGAGCTTGGTAATAATCTGATAAATGAAATACCCTGCCGCCGATCTCTTTTGTTGATTGATAAGCATGGCCACCCCAATGAGAAACCATAAAATAGTAAAGATCCGCCTGGGAAAGCCTTAACCTGGTCAACCATTGCCATTCGGTCGAAGCAATGATGATGATTTTCATGTTCTGTAAGAATCGATCATCCGCTTCTTTCTTCGGTACGCCCACGGCATACTCCCAATCATGGATCCGTCACGCCCGCTTTATTGACAGACCGCCCCAAACCGTGTCGGGGACAATCCAGTCCCCATACTTTCCCGGGCCTCATCCCCCTGCAACAGCGTCTATTTCCTCCTTTGTGGCTGTCCAAAAAGATTCAATCGCGTGTAGGGGGACGTCGGGGCCCTCAAACCTTATGCCGAGCTTTCGAAACATTTAGCGTTTATATCCTTCGAGCCATCTCCCGCGCTTTTTTGACTTCGCTTCGGCCGGTTATGTATTTATACGCCGCCACGATCATGCTACCGAATGCAATCACATCAGTTATAATCTTTTGCGCAAGCGCTCCCATCTGTGGAATGTCCGTGTTCAGCATCGCTGACTGTTCTGGAGTAAACCCTCCAAAAAGGGCAATCAGTCCGACAACCTCAATGGCTGCCGTTACCCAAAATTCTGATGTCAAAAATCCTGGTTTCATTTTTACCTCCTGTTAATAATTAAAGTTTGCTTTCCGCCACCTTATTACCGGTAATTTTTGTGCATGAGCTTTTTGTTATTTGAGGTATTTCGGCACAAACCTTGGCGTCGCCAGGGTTAAGCCGTCCCGAAATGCCTTGATAAACAAATCAAGTCCAGCTCGGTCGTAACCTTCAATAAAGTCAATCGTTTCACCCTTGACCACCAAACCCAAAAGTTTGGTCGCCTTCGATAACAATATTGCGGTTTCTGCGTTGTGGCCGTATTTTCTGTAAATATAGACATATGCGACCTCCAGTGCGGCTTGTTTCAAATTCTCGTTCGTTTCGTTAAGCAGCTGGTCACAGTATGCGATGTGTTCCTCAATTTTAGTCTGGTCTTCAAACCCGACAATGGTTCCGGCGATCTCTCCTGCTTCCTGGACAACGAGCTGGCCGGTTTCGGTCGCTGCATAATCAGCTAAACCTTGGAAGAACGTACATCCGAAAAATATAAAAATAATTGATAATATTACAGATAGCCTTTTCATAGTGTTGCCTCCTTTAGTTTCCTCCAAATATTAATCTTGAGTCTATCTCCCTTCCATTAAGCTGGGGATTCTGACTAAACCCCTGTGATTTGATAGTTTTTTGCACACCCTGATTGATTTTTACTGGTGTTTGGCTTGGATTTAAATTTTTTCTGAGTGCTGCGGTAAAAGCTCCCTGCCATTTTCCGTCGATATAAGCGTCAGCTGATGTCTGATGGTCCTGACATCCTGAAAAAATAACATGGTTAAGACAGGATTTGCTGCCCATTTTTCGGTTCTGAAAGTCCCTGTTCGCCGACCTCATAATTATGTCTCTCGGGGGAGCTAAAAATCTCGGTTTAGCTTTTTTTAGGTTTCTTGACATGGTTGCTGAATGGCAGGCGTCACAGATGAAAGTAAGAAATGAGTTTTCTGGAAGGTCCCTGAAGATGTTGTCTAAAAGGTCGTCGGTGAAGGGATAGTCAAAGTCCATGTCATACGGACAAAGTATTTCGTCAAGTTCATCATCCAGCTCGTCGCCGTTTCGGTCCCGTACCTGAGAACCATGGCCGGAGTACTGGAATACAAGCTCGCTGTTGTCGTGATCGATTAGCCATATCAGGCGGTCTATGATATTATTTTTGGTTGCTCTGGAATTTGTTAAGACGCGAATATTGTCAGGATGGAAGCCAAATATATTGATCAGATCAGAGCGCAATCCCTCAACGTCGTTCACGCATCCGTTCAGATTGCAATTCCAATCGGGTGGGTATTCGTTAAGGCCGACCAGGAGCGCATATTTTTCGGTCTTTTCTTCCGGAATGATGATTTCCTGATCCGGTTTGGATGGTTTGAAGAAGTCGCAAAGTTTACACATGGCCTGCCTCCATCATCTTTGATAGTTTAATTGCCCTTTTCCCCACCTGTTGGGCCCATAAAGAATCAAGCATTTCCTCCGCAGCTTTAGAATATACTTGCGCTTCCAGCGCTGCTAAAAACTTTTTAAACCCATAAACCTTGAGCAAGCCCATATTAAAAAGCATATCGATCAATACTGCCCTTCGGACCGGATTAAGTTTTAGATTGTAATTTTTTATTAGGATTTCGTAATCAGATAGAGCGCCTTTATAATCCTGCTCGAATAATAAAGCCGCTACTTTGAAAGGAATTCTGCTGCCGACATGGAGGGCGTGGCCATATCCGACTGTAGGAACACCAAGACTGTCAAGATAGACCCTATCTCGATAGCCTTCATGCTTTTGAATCATTGATTTTATTTCACTGTCTTCCACCCGTTTGCCTCGTGTGGGTTTTGCGGAGCGCGGGTGCGGACCGCACTCCGCAGGGTCAAAGTGATGTGGAAAGGAATGATGAAGTAGAAAATATTTTATCGAAGTGTGTAAAGTACTTTTTTGTGGATTTCGCACATAGCGGCTATATGCGAAATTTAAGTGAAAAAAGTTTGTTTTTTGGGTAGTAAAAGGAGTATTTTTGATTTAATAAAAGTTTAGGTACGGTTTTCTATTTCTCTTTTGAATCAATTGATTCGGTTGTTGTCCAAGTAATTTTACATTTTAGGCACCTTCTTACTCTCTTAACATCATCACGATGCTTCCATGTTGTTATAATCTTTTGTTTTTCAAACCCGCAGTTCTTACATTTCATATTTTCTTACCCTTATTCAGACTTAAAAATTCGTTGATGAATTCCAAACAACGCTGCTTTAAATCTTCCCCCTCCCAAAAATCAGGGTCCCGGTGTTCTTCCTGGTGCTCTGAGTGTAAAAGTGGGACGGTGAAAATATCAGGACTCTTTATTGCTTTTCCTGCCATTCCAAAAGTTTGATGTGCCGCTACCATAGGATCGTATTTCGTTCCTACCCTGCCCGATTTCAACGAAGATTTAGACCGGATAAACTTAAGGTATCTTTCTGAGCGGTAGTTCTTTATTTTCGGGATAGGATTCAATTCACCCACCCTTCAACCTCAGGTAATGGCCGATCCAAACTTTTTAAAAACTTCTTAAGCATAACCTCTGCAATTTTCTGCTCCCTCATGTGCGATATTCTTTTGGGTTCTTTTTTATCTTTTTCTACCCGCCCGTTCCTCTGTCGGGTTCGGTTTGCTTTCCGTGTTTTTCTGTCCGCGCACCCCTGACAACGTTTTTTGTTCCAGCCTATCAGTGGGGTTGTTTCAATCTTTTTCCCGCAACTTAAACACCAAAGCGTGATGCTTTTTTTATACATCTTATGCTCCGGGCATTTAATATGATTGAACAATATGCGCTTATCTGGATCCAGAATAAAGACATATCGACACCCGCATTTATACTCAATTATTTTATATGGAGTTTTTTCCATAATGTATTAAGGCTTATCATCCCTTAGTTTGGGTATGATACAGCCGTTTGTTATGTAGTTAGGTCGTGCGTTCATGGTCAATAAGGGGCCTAGGTCCTCATTTATTCCCCGGCTGGGAGGACTCCACGGTACACTTTTATGTGTTTCGCTTTTGCTCATCAGCCGATCTTTAAGATGCCGGGCCAGATGTTCCCAATGTCAGCCCCTTTGGGGAACCAACGGCCTAACTACATAATGGGTTGTTCAACAGAGCAGGCATCGCCATTGTCAAAATACTCGGAGGTAAATTTCTCTATAAGTCCTAAACCTCTTTCAGCCCCACTGTTATCACCAATAACACCAGAATAAATCACACCCAACCAAAGACAATGTATCTGAAACTGTTTTTTATCCATATTAACCTCTGCTTCTGTTGAATGTATTAGGATCATCACACAAGCGGTGTATTATTATATATCCATTTCGCTCATTGCTTGTTCCATGTGTTCTACTCTTTCTATTTCATCACACTCTGGACATATGGGGCGGCACTGCTTAC